GGTGGTGAATTGACTTTCGTCGGATTCTACGGCCAAAACTGATTTAGTGTTCAATGCCTTTAAATGTTCTTGAATTTGCTTTAATCCTATTTCAATTTGAATCATTGACTCGTCGGTAAGGCTGCCATTTCTAAGAATGCCGCAAAACTTTGCAATCATTTCCTCAGTCTTTGGCTTGTCCCATGATTTCATTGACTCAATCGGTGTGTTTGGATTTGCTCCCCATGTAACTGTTGAACCTTCCCAAAGTTTAATTTCTCTAATTTCTCGGTAACCAGCTTTATTGTCCGACTTCATAATTTCAAAACCAACTGAATGCTCGTTAAAAACACCCTCAGCATAAAGTTTTATTACGTCTTTGCCATAACTAGTCTCGGTAATCTTAGAGGTAAAGCGCAATCCTTTTGCGTCCTCCATTAATTCCGTAGGCTTACCCAATGGCATTAAAGGATTGTGCTGCAAAAGGTGCATAATTCTATTGCGTCCCATTGGTCCATTTTCGGCGACTGTCTTTTTGTAAGCGCCTGAAACGATAACGTCGCCGTCGGAATCTATGTTATTAAATGCAGAAAAATAACCAGTTACGATGCCTTTAACATCGTCAACGTCTTCAATTATTCCCTGGCTTATATTCTTGTAAATCATTGTCGGTTTTTTTGTAAAAATAAAAGGCTACAAAAAAAAAGCAAACCAATAAAATTATTGATTAATAAAATGCATTGCTTTGTTTTCGCTTTCTTCAAATATACTTGTATAATTTTTATAACTACCCTCAATGTCGCTTTCACTTGGTCTTTGAAAAGATAGGAATGGCACGCAAATATAAGAGTTGCCTTTAGGATGGACCTTTGTCCTAAAATATTCGTCAATTGGCACGTCTAAATCTAGTTTTGCCATTTCCTTTGCAAAGCGATGCGAATAAAGTATTGCGTGCGTTGTCCAAGCGCCGTAAGTCCTAACCAATTGTTTACTTATTCGGTCAATTCTTGAATCTTTTATATTAGCCCCAAGCATTAACATATCCCAGTCGGCTGGCAAGTCATTTATTGCGTTTTGTAAATTAGTCGCCCAACCTCTAAACGTTGCGTCGTCCTCAAATATTAAAACGTCGCCGTTGCATTCTTGAAATATTTTTTTGAAAGTTTGCCATAATCCAAGCCAGCCCCATTCGTGTTTAATTGCGCTTACTCGTTCCAAATTAAAATGCGGGGACAATTCTTGCATTGACGCACGCCATTTGTCTTTGCGATGGTCCAAGTTTATAACGTAAGCAATCATTTTCTAATTAATAAGCCGTCAACGTCTCGCATTATTCTAAAAACAACCTTGCATCGACAATTACATATTTGGTCAGCGCCAGCACCTTGGGAGCCGTCGCCTGGTTGTCTCATATCATTTCCGCCAACAATAAAATTTTGGTCGAATGGAATCCAAGGTTTTGCCATCATTTCTGCATGATCAGGACGCGTGCGCGTGTCGGTCGCTGGAATCCATTTCTTTTCATACATAAAATCCGAGGTTGCCGCTGATTGCATGGCCGCGTTGTTGGTTGCTATTACCATTTCAGTCCTAGCAATCAACTTTGCACGATTTCTAAATATTAGAGAAATGCTTTGTTGAATGTTTGTGGCTATTTCTAAGGCGCCAAGGCCTTCATTTATTCCAGCAAGTACAATGGCTCGAATTATCTTTTGGCTGGTTTCGTTAATGCTTATCAACGTTTGCGGCAAGTTTCTAACTGCAAACAAACGCATAAAGTCACGCCAGCCAGCGCGTAAAACTTCTTTAGTTGCTTTTGTTGGCGGTTGGATTGCGTTATAAATTGCCTCGGCGTAAGCGGTGCCAGCCACAACGTAAAGGTTTTCCAAGGTGTCAGCCAAAGGCGCTGGCGTTATTAAATCAAAGCGGTTAATATTTCCGTCCGCCTGTTTAATAGCATCCAAATACGGTTGCATTTGCTTTTTTAAAGCCGTGTAAATTTGCTTTTCGTAGCGCTTTTCGTAACGTCTTTGCAATGCATCCAATTGCTTTGCAAGCGCTAAATCTTTTTTAGTTGGATTGGGCATAATCTCCCAAATTGTCTACGTCGTCAATAGGTTGCTCGGAAAACTCGGACAAGGTCATTAATCCCTGGGGGATAAACGGTTGTTCCATCAAAATATTTTCATAAAGTCCGTAATTCATGGCTGCACGCTTTTCGTTTGGAGTTAACCACCAAGCCTGGGACAATTGATTTACAAGCTTATCCATGTCGTCTTGCATTTCAGGATAAGCCATGTAATCAAAATCCAAAAAAAGATTTTTGTTACCGTATGATGTCAAAAGCCAATTGTTTAGCACGTCCCTTATTTCAATATGCAAAGGTCTTACAACGTTATTAATTAAAGCCCTGTAAGCCGTTTCTGTATTGTTAAACGTGCTGGCTTCAGTATCGCCAAGTAACTTAGCATCGACGCCGTAAACGCGACATAAAGAGCGTAAAATTACTTTTTGTGTGTCAATGATTGACATATCAACAGCGTTCATTCCCATTTGTACCCAAGACAATTTTGCTGGCGTAATAATTACGTCGCCCGCTCTGTTTGCGCCCTGGTAATTTGCCGCGTAATCTTCTTTAAGACCTTGCGCTTGCTCGCGTGTAATGTTTACCGTTCCGTCTCCTGTTAAAATACCGCGCGCACCCATGTTTTGGAGCATAGACAAAAGCGCTTGCTTGCCATCGTTAGAGGTGGTTAAATCACGAACGGCGGACCGCAAAGGTGAGGCGCCATAAAGATGGTTAGCGGTTCCAGCGGTATAACTTAAATTAATGTTTTTTAGGTGACCAACGTTATTGGCATTTATGCGCTCGTAACCGTTATAGGTTAATCGGTATTCCTTAATCGGTTGGTTTAATCCACCGCTTATAATTTCCATGTATTGCGCTGGCAAAGAGTACAACGCAATAATTGGAGCGTTTGGTTGCTCGCCACGTCTAGCGCCGTAGATGTAAGCGTTGCCAGTAATTAGACGAAATGCCGCAATTTCCTTTAAAAGGTTGTCCCAAGTTTGGAATTCGTTTGGCTTTTTAAATAACTTTTCAAGTTCAGGAATATGCACCTCTTCCAATGCCTTTGTTTTAAGTCGCTCGGCCTGGAATTTAGCGCCTGAGTTGTCAAAGTTCCGAGACATTGATTTATAGTAATTCAATGCCTTTTGGTCCTTTACTTCATAAACAACAATTGGCGCCGTGCTTACTTTATTAATGATTAGGTTGATAATTGCGTAAAGGTCAGAGTTAAGGTAAAGACCTTTTTCGATAAAATTTTGCGTTGTTGGTGCGGTCCAAATCACGTTGTTTCCCAAGTAAGGGAAAACCGCGTTTAAATATGTGGAATCTTTTTGGTTAAAGCCTAGCGCTGCTTTAATTCTATCAATGTAATTCATTCCGTTTGCTTTTTTTGTAAAAATAGGGTAATAAAATAAAAAAATGATTCAATATTCTAAACGTGCCAAAAATCTTGGCTTGTTAACATTAATTCGGTAAATCCCCAAACCATTGCGTCGACCCGATCAGGGGATTTGCCTTTGTCAGGTTCAAAGGTAATCATTTGGTTTTCTAGCAATGGGAAACTGCCAACATGGAAAATTTTGTGTTGCTCATAAAGCGAATAAATTGGCTCTGCCCTTACAAATTTCCCTTTTGTTGCGGTTACAAGTTTTATTCTTGCGGTCGTGTTTTGCGACCTCAAAACGTTTTCGACCATGTCACCGCCTTGGTTTTTTTCAGCAACCACGCAATCAGCATTCCAATTTTTAAACGCTTGCAATGCAACTGTTGCCCATTCCGTTGGCGAATATTTACCGCTAAGGTCCTCTAAAACGTAACCTTTGCCGTTGACGTCTTTTCCGCAAACCATTATACCAGTTTCGTCGCTGCCCATTAATGCGGTCGTCGCTGGATCAATGGCAACCACAATGCGTGACAATTCAGGTTTTGCGCTTACCCTTGCTCGTTCAATTATTGGCCGATTCCAAAGCAATCCTTCGGCATCGTCTAGCCATTTACCTAAAAATAAATGCTCGTAACGGTGTTCGTTTTCTTGATTAACTCGCTTTGCCTGGTCAATAAATGACTGGCTTAAATTATGCTCGTTGTCCAAGTAAGTTGTATGGATGTAACTGGTATCGCTGCGCGTATGCTTTACAAATCTGTTATAAATCCAATGACTTTTGTAACTTGGATTCATTACCAAAATAACGCGGTTTGGCTTATTTACGGCACGAATTGAAAGGTCGATTCGGTCAAAAACGTCCTCGTCCATTAATTCCTCCGATTCGTCCAAAATAAATGTTGTAACGCCAGCAATTGATTTCAAGTTAGCCGTTGCGGTCCCTTGGCTTGTTTTTATTCCTCTAAATAAAATCTTTGATCCTGTGGCCTTATTTATAATTTCGCTTTGGGTAATTTCAAAGTCGTCCGCCTTGTTCATCAATTCAATTTTGTCGATAAATTCAGGGATAATTGAAATAAACGCACTTGTTAACGTCCAACGGGTAAAAAGGATAACGTGGCCCTCCTCGTAAGTTAGGTTTAACAGAAACATTGACAAAGTCCACGACTTGCCCGAACCACGACCGCCAGTTATAAGATAATAACGCGTTTTAGGCTCCTCTAAAAATAGCGGTTCGTATTTGTCAATTATTTGGATTTTATCCATTCGATTGGCGGCGTTACTTTCTCGCCCTGGGTTGTTACGTCAACTACTTGCTTAGGCATTCCAAAACGATAATTAAGCCAGCATTTAATTGCCTGAATGTCTCCGTCCTGGCACTTTTCCCAAAGCGCACGCCATGCCTCTTCAGGGACGGCAATCGCGTCCATTTGTTCAATAATTTTTATTTCGTCGGCTTTTGGCTTTCTGCCCGAGCCTGGTATATATCCGCCTTTTCCAGCCATCGTTTTAAATCGGTTAATCGATTGTCAAAAATAAAAAAAAGTCTAACCAAAGTTAGACCTTATCAAATACCATAATTGTGTATCCAAACCAAGACGCATTTGTTGCCGCGTTCCTAATCGTTTGGGAGTCCTTTTGATTGTGCTTAAATCCTCGATCCTCAATTTGGCCAATAATATAGTCGTTGTTTCTGCAGTTAACGTGACCGCTACCGCCTTGGCCCTCGACTGCCCAACTAATAACCAAATGCTTTTTGGCGTGCTTGGTTATATTGTCAATAAATTGGTCCTCAAATTCCGCTGGGATATGCTCGCCAACTTCTAAAGACAAAACAACATCGAATTTTTTACCCAAATAAAATTTCTTAGATAGGTCCAGCACCTTTGCAATTCCACCGCTTAGCGTTTCTGTATTTGGGTTTCCATCGTATGCCTCCACCTTGTAACCATCCGCTTTAAAAGCCTTTGCATAGTCACCTAAACCACAACCAAAGTCTACAACTGTCTTGGCTTGTTTATCGGCTAAATACTGCGACAATGCAGCGCAAATACTGCGGTCGTGAATGTGTCCTGTTTCGTCTGTGGTTTCCCAAAAACCTAAATCATTGATCTGCATTTTTATTTTTTTTTTTAAAGTTAGAAAAAAAACCTTACCCAAAAGGATAAGGCTTTAAACTCAACAAAAACCCAAAATAACTACATTAATATTATTGTTTGACCAGTTGGCTCGCCACTAAAATTGCAGAGTTTTCCGTTCCATTCAAATCGCACCTCTTTTTCTCGGCCCTGGTATGATGCTGCCAGCGTTCTAATCTGTCGCTGGACTAGTTCAATGCACTCAAATTTGCCTTTGCCTTTGTTTGACCATGGGGACCATTGTCCGTCCCTTAGTCGGTAACGAATTTCCAAAGAATAATCAGGCTTTGTGATCGGGTAACCTTTAGCCATCTTTACGTTTAATTACTACCTCCAAACCAATTTCGTCGCAAATTTTACGCAAGTTCAAAAGGCTGATTGATTCCAAACCATTTTCAACGTGGTTTATTGGCGCGTGACTTAATCCAATTTTCTTGCACAAATCCAATTGGTTGTAACCAGCGGCTTTGCGTGCTTTCTTAATTAGTAAACCCTCGTAAATGCTCATTGTTTTAATCTTTACGCAAATATAAGATTGCGATTTAATTCCAAGTTAAAACAAAGATTTTTGTTTAATCCGTACAAAATCCAGCCTGGCAACCGCTGCCAGTTCCAAAGAAAAAGTCTTGTTGAATACCAATTGTTTTAATTTGCTCGTAATTAATATTTGGTTTAAAAAAATGATTTTTTCTTTTTTCTTGCTCTGAAAACCATCTCATTTTATTTGGGTCTTCATCCCAATTTTTTCTTAATTGTTGAACATCTTTCCAAAAACATCCTACACAATTTGAATCCTCAGGAAAATCAATTTTTTTGTCTATCCAAAATTTTTGAATTTTTGGATGCGTTACTCTATCATAAATTAAAGGATAATTTGCTACGGCCCAAAAAAATTCTTGCCATTTATTCCTACCATTTGCTGATTTTGATACTATAAATTTATTTCTATATTCTCTGTTTATACCTTTTTTTGCCCTTTCGTGTTCATCATATCTGATTCCCTGATTCATAAATACAGGTTCATTATTATGTTTTGGAAGAATATTTTTGACAATATAATCTCCTATTGGAATAATTTTTGAATCAGTTGTACAATATCGCATAGTCAAGTTAAACAACATTCCTTTTTTATCAATTTGTTCATCAAAACTTTTTCCTGTGACCCAAATTATTTCTTTGCCAATCATTTGCTCGAGATCACGCATTACATAAAGTGTCTTGTCAGATTCAGCAGTTGCAATAAAATCTATTGATAATTTTTCTGAAACATAACGAACAATACTTTCATCTTTCGGCTTGCAATATTCTGCGTCAATTCTGACTAAAGAAAATATTTCATAATCTGCTGGATAATTTACGGCTAGATATGATGAAGTCTTGCCTCCACTTAAACTGTTTATTGTTATCATATTTAAAAAGGTAATAATTGATAAATCCCCATCTGTATAAATTCCTCGCCTTTCTTAACAATGCATTTGCGAACGTTTAATTCGAAAACTTTTGAATCATTAAAGCCGTATTTTTTTTGCGCAATGTCCATTAATAACTTAACTGGGTTGTCCAAGTCGCTTGCCTGATTGCTAAATCCAAAGAAAAACTCAACTCTAAGCATTTGGTCAGAATCAATCTTTTTCGGCGGCATTTGCAAAAGCATTGCCTTTTCGTAGTCTTTGTAGGCTAACGTTTTAAAACGTTTCCCTTGCCACGCCAAATTAACGCTTAATGGCTTTTCGTTTATTTTAAAAACAATCATTTACAACGCTCGTAAATCCAAGACCAAGCCAACGTCCACAATGCCAGCAAAACTATAAAAAGCAAAAGGCTGGCAATTTTTAGCAGCGTTAGCAAGCAAATGCCCACTAACGCCACAAAGATTGCGTACAAATCGTTTTTTTTCATTTAAAATGGTAATGCGTCATTTTCAACAATTCGCTTTTCTGTAAAGTTTACTTTTACAGATTTTAACTTTTCCAAAAGTTCCTGTTGTGTAGGTTGGTTTGCAACTTGCAATCCATCTTTTTGGTAAACCTCCAAATAATGTGTTGGCTTGCCCTCGACAATTTCCTTTTTTTCCTTAATGTCAAGGTTGACCCATTCAGCGTCGTTGTCGTTAAGGTATTTTAAAAGGTTTTCTAAGTCTTTTCTTGACTGGCTAACTTTCCACATTTCACCAAACTTGGTTTGGATTTTCTTCGCGTTACCGCCATAAACTTTGCTCATAGTGTTAATTGTTTATTTAATTGATTGTATTGATCTATTGCTTTAAAAATTTGATAAACTACTTGCGGAACTACTGCGTTTCCTCCTGCTTTGATTGATTCGTTCCGCCATTTAGAAAAGGTAATTCTGTCCAGTCTGTTGGAAATCCCATCATCTCCATAACAAATTGGGGCGCTAATTGGGAAGTTGTCCCAGTTGGATTTAAATCGATTGCAAATTGTTTTAAAGGGTATTGCAGACTTATTCCTTCTTTCTTTTTCTTCTCTTTCCTCTCTTTGTATTTGTCTGTCTGATATCCCGAAATCCAATCCAATGCGCTCGGAGTTGGAAACATTCCCGAATAAAGGATTTGACTCAATAGGCAATTGTATTTGTTGTTTGGGTGAGGTGATTGATTCAATCCTTTTTCTGTCCTCTTCCTTTGTCTCGTTTGATATTCCTCTGGAGTTTCTGCTATCTGAACAAGACTTGGAGTAAGCAATAAACCAAATTCTGTCTCTTTTGTGAGGTGCGTTGACGCTTGCAGCTGGAAGAATAAACGATTGTATTTCGTAGCCCTCAGTTTCCAAATTAGTTTGCACCTCTTCGAAGACCAACCCTCTGTTCCAATTAATAATGCCGTAAACGTTTTCGCCCACAACCCAGGTCGGCTGAATTTCTCGAATTGCTCTAAGCATCTCGGGCCATAAATGGCGCTCGTCTTCTTTTCCGAGTCGCTTCCCAGCCGATGAGTATGGCTGGCAAGGGAAGCCGCCTGTAAGGATGTCAATTGTTCCTCTGTGAATAAAGAAATCTGTCTTGGTGATATCATTATAAGTGATTGCTTTTGGCCAGTAATATTTTAAAACTTTTTGCCCGAACTCATTCCATTCGCAATGGAAAACGTTTTCCCAACCCATCCACTCAGAGGCTAAATCAAATCCTCCAATTCCGCTAAACAATGAGCCGTGCCTCATATCAAGTGATCTAAATTTTTATTCTCTTTAATCGCCTGTAAAATAAACAATTTCCAAATCTTATTCTTGGTTTTGGCCCCAACTGTTGATTCTTCAACGTATCGCGTTGTTAATCGCAATTCGCGGCGAACGTCGCTTTCTAACTCTTCAACGTTAAACTCCCAAGGCTTTAAAATTCCTTTTTCTTGAAATCTGTTAAACCAATAAACGCCCCATTCGGCAATGTGTCGAACCGTTCCTGTTTCTTTGGCGTGCTGGTAATTTTCGCGAAACGTTTGGCGTCCAATTTCTTTCCAATGCTCAATCTCTTCGTTTGTGTATTCGCGCTCCTTGTTGTTTAGCGCTTGCACCTCCTGAACGATTTGGCTTTGGTGGTGCGCATAGTATTGATTTATCCAAACGCTTAC